GCCCCGAGGCGTTCTTGGTGTAGAGCGCGCCGCCCTCGGCGAACACGGTGAGCTTGCCGCTGTCGGGCGTCGGGATGTCGGCCGCGTCGGCTTGCTTGATGATGAGACCAGAGGACATGGTTTATCCGACGTCGCCGAGGCGCGTGATGGTCAGGTTGCAGGTGAGCCCGATCAGGTCATCGCCCGTGTAGTTGTGCGCGTAGACCGCCACGCCCCCGTCGCCGACGAGCCACATCAGGCCGCCAAGCGTGCCGTAAGGACTGCCGCCGACCACGGTTGGGATGACCAACGTGTCGAGGCCGGTCGAGTCGTCAATGTCGTTGGGGCTCACCTGCAATTGGGCCTCGCCGACCGTCAAGGACGAGCCGCCGGCGCCGAAGTTGAACGTGACGACGTACACGCCCGGGTCAAGGAGGATCCCCTCGCTTGGCGCCGCGCCGTGATAGAAGCTCGCGTCGCGATCGACGTCGTAGTTCTCGACGCCGCCACTGCCGAACACGAAATAGTCATCGTCCGGCAGCGCCGCGCCGGAACTGCGGTTGAGCTTGAGCACCTCATACGTGGGCCGCGCGTTCACCAGCGCGACCGCGCCCGCGTCGTCCTTGGTGTAGAGCGCCCCGCCGTCGTTGAACAGCGCCAGCTTGCCGTCGTCGATGGTCGGCGCCTCGGCCGCGGGCGAGTCCTTGAAGATGATTCCTGCGGTCATGGTTTCAGCGCCACAGAGTTGCGATCAGACCGCTTTGCGTGTCGTTCAGGTCGCCGTTCCACGTGCAGGTGCCGGTCGCGCCCTTCTCGTTCCACGACAGATAGTGGTAGCCGACCGTACTGAAGAATTGCGACATCCTCGCGTTGAGCACTTGGCCAACGCTCGAATTGACGCCGATGTTGGTGCGCTGGCGGCAGCCGCTGAACGTCGTGGTGCTGTCGATGCCGATGCCGGCGGCCGCGAACTGCGTGGAGTTGTTCTGCATCGTCAAGCTGCAGGTGAGGCTCGCCTCGACCACATCTTCGAGCAGGCCGACGACCATCTCGACCTTGTTGCCGGCGACCGCCTGCGCTTGGCGAATCGTCTGCGTGGTGTAGGACCACGAGTCGGTGGTGTCGATGACCGAGGCCTGCGCGCGGATCCGGTTGTAGTTGTTCCACAGGAACCGCTGGCCGCCGACCTGCGTCGTGACGCCGCCGCCGCTGTCTGAGGTGGTGGTGCCGCTCTGAGCGTAGAAGGTGCCGAGATACAACTGGCTGCGGCCGTTGGTGTTGTTGACAACGCGGCCGTCGAGCGTGGTGATCGCGGACGAGCCAACGCCGCGCGAGGTGGAGTTGAGCCAGCCGAGCCTGCTGATGGCCGGCACGCCGCCGCTGATAATCATGTAGACGTCGTGCGGCAGGTTGGGCGTCATGCCGCTGAGCGACAGCGACAACTGCGCACTGAGCGTGTAGTTCTTCCACTGCGTGCCGTCCCACAGCGTGACGACATTGCCCTTGTAAGGCACCCAGTAGACCGTGCTCGCGCCGGTCACGTCCGCCGAGGGCGCCGCATCGTTGCTGGTCAGCGACAGCCGGCCCTCCATCGTGTGCGGCAGATCGCTGACCGAGATGAGGGTGACGGCGCCCGACTGCGGCGTGACGGTGATGCCGCGGCCGCCCTGCAGCGTGTCGCCGCTCGCGGCGCTGATGATGAGCGAGTCGCCGGATCCGGGCGTGATGGACACGTTGGTGCCCGCCTGCAGGTTGGCGCTGACCTGCTTGACGTCGGCCGACAGTGACTGCACCGAGATGCCGCCGCCAGCGATCACGTCGGCCACGCCGCCGCTGCTGCCACCCGCCGCTGCGATCTCGATCACCCCGCCCGACTGTTCGGTGATCGTGACGTTGGCGCCCGCGACGAGCGTGAGGTCACCCGTCTCACCATTGAGTGACTCGACCCCGCCACCGCTGGCTGACGCCGCAATCTCGATCACGCCGCCCGACTGTGGCGTGATGGTGATGTTCGCGCCGGCGGTCAAGGTGAGGTCGCCGGTCTCGCCGTTGAGCGAGTCAACCGCGTCGCAACACTCGGCCGAGATCTCGATCGCGCCGCTGGACAGCGGGTTGAGCGTGATGTGCTCGCCGGCCACGAGGTTCGCGCTCACGCGCCGGGCATTGCCCGACAGGACGTCCACCGTGATGCCGTCGCCGGCGTCGATCTCGCTGATGCCCGGGTCAGGCGCGTCGGCCGCGCTGATGCGCAGCACGCCGCCGGATTCGGGTGTGATAACGATGTTGTCGCCCGCGGCGAGGGTCAGGTCCCCGGTCTCCCCGTTGAGCGACTCGACGCCACCACCGCCGGCTGCCGCGGCGATCTCGATGACGCCGCCGGATTGCGGTGTGATGGTGACGTTGGCGCCAGCGACCAAGGTGAGGTCGCCGTCCATGCCGTTGAGCGAGTCGACCGCATCGCAGCACTCGGCGGCGATCTCGATCGCACCACCGGAGGCCGGGGTGATGGTGATGTGCGTGCCGGCGACCAGCGTGATGTCGCCCGTCTCCCCGTTGACCGAGTCCACGCCCGTCGTGGCCGGCGCATCGCCCACCTCGATCAGCAGCCCGTCGATCACCAGCCAGCCATCGACCTCGATGGGCTCGTCCCACAGCACCTGCTTGTTGGCTTCGACCGTGAAGGTTTCGAGCGGCTCGATGTAGAACGGCGTCTGCTGGCTCGTCGCGTCGATCTCCAGCGACCCGCCCGAGCCCGGGGCGATCGTGATGTTGTCGCCAGCCACGAGGTTGGCCGAGACCTGCTTCACATCGCCCGACAGGTCGGTGACGGTGATGCCATCACCCGCCTCGATCGTGTCGCCGCCACCACCGCCCGAGGCCGCAATCTCGAACACACCACCCGACTGCGGGGTGATCGTGACGTTGGCACCGGCCTGCAGCGTGAGGTCGCCGGTCTCGCCGTTGAGCGACTCCACCCCGCCGCCACTGCCGCCACTGGCTGCAATCTCAAGCGCGCCGCCCGACAGGGGCGTGATGGTGACGTTGGTTCCGGCGACGAGGTCCGCGGCGATCTGCTTCACGCCGCCCGACAGGTCGGTGATCGCGATGCCGTCGCCGGCTTCGACCGTGTCGCCGCCCCCGCCACCAGAGGCGGCGATCTCGATGACGCCACCCGACTGCTCGGTGATCGTGACGTTCGAGCCGGCCTGCAGGGTAATGGCGCCGTCCTCGCCGTTGATCGAGTCGACACCTGCGGCCGCGCCGCTCGTGCTGATCTCCAGCGCACCGCCCGAGGCTTCGGCGATCGTGACGTTCGCCCCCGCCTGCAGGTTGGCCGAGATCTGCTTGAGGCCGCCGCCGAGGTTCTGGACCGAGATGCCGGCGCCCGCGGTCACCGTGTCGCCGCTGCCGCCGCCGGCTTCCTCGACCTCGATCAGGATGCCGTCAACGGTGAGCACGCCGTCGACCACGATCGGCTCGGCCCACAGGACTTGCTTGTTTTCCTCGACGACAAATTCTTCATCGACCGGGACGTAGAACGGGGTCTGGCCGCCGCCCAGATCCTCGGCCGCCTGCTTGGTGATCGGCAGGTAGGCGTCGTCCTCGCTGAAGTCCTCGGCGGTGTTGAGGATCGAGCCCTGCAGGAACAGGCTCATGACCTGCGTGGACACCGCGAAGCCCACGATGATGACCACGCCGCCGGCCGGTGGGCTCTGGGTGAGCGAGCCGTCGGTGTCGGCGTAGATCACGCGCCCGGTGGTGAACATGGCGCCGGCGGTGTCGATCGTGCCGGCGCGGCGCACCGCCACCGAGTTGCCGGTGACCACGTCCGCGAGCGTGATGCCCAGCGGGTAGAAGGCGCCGTCCGGATCGGTCGGATCCATCGCCACCACCGAGCCGTCCGCGCTCTGGCGCACCACGGTGAAGATCGGGAGATCTTCGCCGGCGAGGTAGGTCTCGTCGTCGTCCTCGGCGCTGCCGGCCAGTTCCAACTGCGTCACGCGCACGTCGAGCGCGCGGATCTGTGATCGCAGTAGGGTTAGCTCGGTCGAGGTGTCGGCGGGGATCGTGAGGCCGTTGAACTCCCCCTCGATCGCCTCCAAGCGCTCGCGGATGTTGCTGATCGCCATCTGCAGCGCGCGACTCTCATCGCGCGGCGTGGTGATCGAGGGCTTGCCGGTGACCGTCACAGGTCGAAGTCCATCACCTCGTCAGCGCACTGCACGCCCGAGATGCGGTCGCCCTGTCCCGCGCTCGTGAGCACGATCTCGAAGCTGTTGGCGGGCTGGCCAAGGCGCGGCAGGCGGAATGCCGCGGGGCTGGTGACCACGCGCGAGTAGTAGCTCGCACCGTCAGCGAGGAACGCGATGATCGTGGTGCCGTAGTTCAGTGCCCGCACCATGCCGAACTGCGGGTAGTCGGGCTGCGGCAGTTGCCACAGCTTCGAGCGCCACGAGAACGGCAGGTAGGGCGTGAGGTCCCCGTCTGGCTCCTCGGCGTCGAACTGGTAGATCGTGGCGCCATCGGGCACCACCTGTCCGGGCGAGCCCGAGGCGCTGGGCGGGTCGTTGTCCTCCAGCACGAGGTACAGGTCGTCGCGCTCGGCATCGGTGAACACCGCGCGCGCGTAGGCGGCCAGCGTGACCTTGCCGAAGCCGCCGGGCTTCAGATCGAGGATCAGGCCGCGGCGCGCCGCACCCGTGTCGTAGAAGCCGATGTAGCGGTCATCGTGCGCACTGGCGATGAGCGAAGCGGGCTCGATCGCCTGCCAGTCCTCGCGCGTGAACAGCGGCTCGGTGACGAGCCCCACGGCACCCGTGCCGGCGATGGCCATGAGCCCGTCCTCGGTCGCACCCACCACGCCCAGCCCCTTGAGGTAGGCGATCGAGCGCTTGGACACGCAGCCCTGCGGCACCTCCAGCTTGCTCATGGAGTAGGCATCGGGCGCATTGCCGGCGGCCAGATACGGGAACGCCGTCGTGAAGGCCACCACGGTGGTGTCGATGTTGCCGATGCCCACGATGGCGTGGTCGGTGGCAAGGCGCCACTCCACTGGCCATGCGTGCGCGCGCCCCTGCACCGAGAAGCACAGGGTGTTGCCGAAGAAGCCCACGTAGATGTCGTTGGGCAGCGCGAGGATGCCGCGCAGGTTCGACGGCGGCAGGTCCCAGTTGCTCGACTCCAGTTCCTCGCCAAGCTGCGCGTCGGTCAGCGTGTCGACATAGCTGACGGTGAGCAGATAGATCTCGGCGACGAACTGGAACGCAGTGCCGGCCGCACCCGAGACGGCGCGGTAGATGCGCTTGTAGACGACGTTGTAGTCCTCGTAGCCGGTGGGCACCGTGGCGGGCGTGATGATGGTGACCGCCGTGCCATCGTCGCGGATGATGGTGTCGCTGGCCGGGCTGGGCGCGCTCTCCTCGCCCTGATCGTTGACGAAGGTGTAGACGTAGCTCGTGGCGAGCGAGTCGTCCGCCCCTTGGAACGGCGCCGAGCCCGCGGTGTTGAAGTTGTCGTAGTTGGTCTCGATGTTGCCGTCAGGCGGCGTGGCGCCATAGCTGGTGCTGCCCTCGATGCCGCAGAAGCCGCCGCTGATTGCGGTGGTCACCGTGCGTTCCATCAGCACCGTGGTGCCATCGACGTCGATGATCTGCACCGTCAGTTGCGCGTTGCCGGTGAGCGTGGCGCGCGACTGCGAGATCCGCATCGTGTACCAGACGCCATCGGACAGCGACATCGGCATGACGTTGATGAGTTGCGGGCTCCACGCCGAGGGGCTCCAGCCGTTGCGCGTGCCGATGTACAGGCGCTCGGCCGCGGCCTCGCCGGGGATCGGCAGGGTCGAGACCTTGACCACCGGGCCGGTGCCGCCGGCCGAGCAGAACGCGCGGAAGCTCGCCTCGTAGACGAGGTCGGCGTTCTCGGTGCGGTCGAGCATGAACTGCGCCTCGAAGCTCGCAGTGGCCGAGTTGCCGATGCCGAAGTCGCGATAGGCGTAGGCGGTGGCGTTGACGTTGTTGTTGTAGGTGATCTTGTAGCTGGGCAGCGGGTTGCCCGCCGCCGCGTCCTGCGACACGAGCGAGACCACGCCGTTGACGTTGATGTCGGGCGAGGTGGTCCACTGCGAGGCCAGCGAGTCGCCGGCATCGTCGATGTCCACGCCGGGATCCTCGCTCACCTCGGCGCTGGTAATGGGCGCGATCTCGGGCGCCGGCACGCCCAGCGGCCGCGTGGTGATCGGGTAGCAGCCCGAGCCGGTGGTGGCCAGATCCACGTCGGTCCAGCGCGGCCCTGCGATGAGCCCCGTCAGGTACACGCGCCCGGTGTCATCGCCGGCGATCGTGCTCTTGGCCACGTCGACCTCGACCGCATCAGCGGCCAGTTCGGCGTCGGTCCAGTGCAGCCAGTGTTCGCCTTCGAGCAGGTAGACGGTGTTGACGTCGTCGCCCTTGCACAGCGCCTGCTCGGTGCGGAAGTTGCGCCAGCCCTGCAGGTCGCCCGTGAGGACGCGGCAGTTGATCGCCTCCTGCGACATCTCGTCGGGCAGCACCCGCGGGCTGATGCGTGGGGCCTCGCCCTTGAACACCGGGACCGACAGCTTCATAGCGATCCCTCGCGACCCTCACCGAGCACCAGCGGCTTGAGCGTGGTGTAGATGTCGTTGACCGTGGCGGTGTAGCCCGAGTTGTTCATGAACTGCAGTTGCAGCGCGCGGCCCGCCTCGGGGATCCACAGGCCGGTCATGCTCAGGTTCCACAGGGTGATGTTGATCCCCCAGTTGGTCATGTTCTTCATGCACACCGGGCGGTGCGTCGCGTCGTTCAGGCCGCCGGACTGCAGCCGATCGACCGCGCGCATGCTCAACAGGTTCGCCGTCGGGAACGAGCCCGACACGGCGCCGAGCATCGACACGCACACGAGGATCGGTCGGCCGATGAGCGCCTCGGGGGCGGTGAACCACAGGTTGACCGGATCCCACTGCGGCATGTCCGCGACCGGCAGCGTGCCCCAGTCGAACGGGTCCACCGAGGTGAACTCCACCGCAGTCACGGCCTTCCAGTTGGTCCAGTCGTAGAAGCCGGGGTAGGCCCAGCTATTCGGGTTGGCGCCGGTCCAGCCGGTCTGGATCAGCGTCAGCGCGCTCGACCGAAAGTCGACGTTCACCTTGCCGCCCGAGCCCGGGTAAACGGCGATGTCACCGTCGCTGTCGGCGAGGTTGAGCAGCGCGACGTTCGAGACGACCTCCTCCTCGTCGGCCATGACCGTGAGATCGCCGCCGCCACCCGAGCCGCTGGTGGACACGAGCGCGGTGCGCCGGCCAGCGCCGTCGTCGACCACGCTCACGCCCGTGCCCTCGAAGTTCAGGGTGACGGTGTCCTTGGCGCCCACGTCGATGTCATCGAGTTGGATCTGCAGCCCCGGCGCCGGTGGCGGCGGCGGTAGCTCGGCCACCTCGACCGTTACCACGCCGGTGGCCGGGTCGTAGGTGGCGGCGACGCCATCGCCGACGAAGTCGACGCGCGCCGGCGTCTGGCCGCCGAGATCCTCGCCCTCGAACTGGAACTGCGTGCCCGGCGGGGGCAGCGACTCCAGCGGGGACGGCGGGGTGACCGGATCGAGCGTGAAGCTCACGGCCACTCGCCTTGCGCTGGCGCCGAGAACGACATGGGCACGAACGTGGTGCGCACGTCGTCAATCTGGATCGTGTTGCCAGAGGCGGGATTCAGGATCTGCAGACGGAGGTACTCGCTGCCGAACGGCAGCAGGATGCCGGCGAAGCCGATGGCGAAGGCGTCGCCCTCGTACAGGCGCTGGTGCTCGGCGATCGGGAAGATCGTCGGGTTCTGCACCGTCGGCGTGGCAGTGACGAAGGCGCGGAACTGGGTGCTCTCCAGCGAGCCTGCGCCGCCCAGCCACGTGCCGCGGATGCCGAAGGTCACGAGCCACACGTAGGCCGGGTCGTAGGTCCAGTAGTTGAAGGCGCCCGACTCGGTCCACGTCGGCCAGAAGTTGTCGGGCAGGTTGCCCCAGTCGGTCACGTCGACCGTGTAGCCCGAGCCCGGCGGGGCCATCAGGATGTCGGCCCACGCGTCGTTCGAGCCCACCGAGGGGAACAGTTGCGCGCCGGTGAGCAGGATCGAGCGGCCGCCCGCGCGCAACGCGAGGTCGACCGCACCAGCGCCCGAGCGGGCCGTCACGAGCGGCGCATCGCCAAGGACGTTGATGAGGTTGACGTTCTCCTCGATCACCACGTCGTCCTGCGACACGGTGAGCGGCGTGCCGCCACCGCCGGCGTTGATCGTGACGGTGCGCTTGCCGGTGCCGTCGTCGACCACCGAGACATCGCCCTCGAAGTTCAGGGTCTCGGTGTCGTCGGCGCCCACGTCAGCGTCATCGGCCTGAATCTGCAGCGTCGCCTCGCCCACGGCGCCCGACTGCACCTCGCCACTGACGGCCACCGTGACGGTGTTGGTCTCCTCGTCGAAGGTGGCCACCACGCCGTCGCCCACGAAGTTCACGTAGGGTGGCGTGGGCGGGCCGACGTCGGTGCCCTCGTCTTGGAACTGGGTGCCGTCAGGGAAGTCCTCGCCGGGCGGCGGAAACGGCGCCAGCGGGTTCAGTGAGAACGCGGGCATGTCAGCCTCCCTGTACGACGAAGCGACGCGCCTGAGCCCGCTGCGAGCCCCACACGTAGCCGCGCTCGCGGTCGATCTGTGCGTTGTTGATGTCGCGCTCGAACTCGCGCTTGTGGGACATGGCCAGTTCCGCGGAGAACCACGGCTCGCCCGGGATCAGGTACAGGTCGGCGAGCGCGCCGTTCTCGAACGCCCGGCGCCACTTGATGAGCAGGTAGTCGTCGACCTCGGTGGCCGACTCACGGCACTGCAGCACGAGCGACAGCGTGACCGTGTAGGCCTGATCGGGCACCGGGTAGAAGCTCACCGAGCCTTCGGGCACGTAGGCGAAGTACTGCGGCGTGCCTTGGTCGGCGTTCGGGTTGAAGTTCCACGCCGGCGTCGGGATGATCGGGATCACCCCGGCGTTGTTCGGCTGGGTGAGCGAGCCGATCGGCACATCGAGGATCTCCAGTTGCGGATCGGTCCCGAGCGAGTACTGCGCGGTGCCGGCCACGAGCGGCGCGGTCAGTGGGCTCAAGTACCAGCGCGAGCGGCCGAGCAGCGTGCGTGCAGCGCGCACGTAGGCCTGCCGGATGGTGGCCTCGGGACACTTGCGCAGCTTCTGCTTGATCGGGCCGATGAGGGTCGAGACCAGTGCCATCAGGTGCGCTCCGCAAGGCCAAGCTCAGGGGCCGCGGTTTTCTGCGTCGTCTCGCGCCCGGCCACGTTCTGGGTGGCGAAGGCCATCCACTGGTTGCTCTTGCCCAGATCCTGTCGCTTGGTGTTCTCCGCGTAGGCCAGCGCGATGGTGTAGCCCCACAGGGCGTTTTCCAGCACGTCGCTGACCGTCAGCGTGTCGCCCACGGTGGACAGCGCCGGTGGCAGCGCGCCGTACAGCAGCACGACTTGCGCGCTCGTGGTGGCGGGCGGGTTGACGTAGAACAGGCGCGGCGAGCGGTGGTCGGCGCAGTACTCGGTGATCGTGTCCGAGGGCGTGTTGGCCGCCCACGTCGCGTCGGTGTTGTCGAGCAGATCCTTGCCCACGAGGTTGACTGCGCGGCCCGAGGCGTTGCGCAGCACCTCGAACAGGGACAGGCCGTCGTCGGGTAGCTCTTGGTCGACGCCGGCCACGAGGGTGACGGTCTCGCGCTTGACGTACTCGTCGGGCTTGATCGAGCAGACCAAGCGCTCAGCGGCCGACAGGTAGTCGAGCAACTGGGCGTCGGTCCACGTGACCGCATCCTCGTCGATCAAGGTGCGGCGCACCCGGGAGATCACGCGCGAGGCGAGCATGTCAGCCCTTCGATGCGGCCTCGGCCGCTGCCAGTTCGATCACTTCCTTGCGCAGCTTCTCCACGGGCTTGCGCACGTCGAGCGTCTTGCCGTACTCGGTCAGGGCGAACTCGATCAACTGCTCGTGCGTGGCCGCATCGACGTCGAAGGCGTTTTGCTCGGCCTGCACCTGCGCGTTGAATGCGCGCTCTTGGCCGTGGATGTAGGCCATGCGGTCATCGAGCGAGGCCTTGGGGTTGCCGAAGTAGGGCCGGTAGCCGGCCAGCGCGAGGATCTTGGGCGTGCCCGGCATCAGCAGACCGTCGTCGCGGATCGCGAGGCGCCCGTGCGTGTCGGTGCGGGTCATGCCGACGTTACGGGTGGGGACGGTGCGGGTCATCGTTGCCATGGCAGCCTTTCAGTGGGAGAGGTCGTAAAAAGGGGCCGGTCCTGTGGCAGGCCGGCCCCGGAACACTGGTCGGGACCAGTGAGGAGACGCGGTTAGCTACCGGCCGGGCCGCCCGGGGTCTTGGCGGGGCGGAAGCCCTTGCCAGTCGACGGGTTGGACGTGCCGACACCCAGCGGGGTGTGCGGGTAGCGCGCTTTGAACTTGCCGCCGTTCTTGGCGTTGCCGTTCCCGTCCATGACGGACGAGTTGGTCTGCTCGATCGGCGGGGCATACACACGAGGCTTGCTCATCTCAGTTCCTTTTCGGTGAGAGTCGGGAGAGCGGGGCCGTTGCCAGCCCCGCTGCCCTATCAGGTGGCGGCCTTGATGAACGCGCAGCCCACGTAGTCGGCCTCGATGACCTTGAAGCCGAACACCATCAGCCCCCGGATCAGGTAGCCGAAGTCACTCGGGTTGTCGATCATCTGCGCCTCGACGATCTGCGCCGCGAAGGCCAGACCAGCGGAGTGGCCGAACATCACGCTCCACGAGGTGGTCGGCGACAGCGTCTTGTAGACGTTGCGCGACTGGTACAGCGTGAAGCGATCGACCATGCCGACCTTGCCGTTACGCAGGATCGAAACACCGTCGCCAGCCAGCGAGGCGATCTTCAGGTCCGACTGCTTGATGAGCTTGATGGCCCAAGGCGGCAGCACCATCCAGCGGCCCTCGTCGGAGACGCTTTGCTCGTCGAGCACCTGACCGCAGTCGGTGATGAACTCGACGATGCCTTGCACGCCCGAGGACACCGCCTTGCCGACGGTCAGCGGCGACACCAGCGAACCGATGTTCAGGTCGCCCGAGTCGTTGCCAGCGGCGGTGCCGGTGTTGGCCGCGTCGACCTGTGCCGGGATGACTTCCAGCATCTCGGCGTCGGCGGCGATCTTCAGTTGCACCGAGCCGTCGTTGGCGAACACGTCGGCCAGATCCATGTCGGACTGGCGCGCATCGACCGTGTTCAGGGCGACGTTGAACGCCTTGGCCTTGTCGATCGGCAGGGTGACCGAGTTGCGGCTCGGGTACTGGGTGGCGAGGCCCGCGCCGATCACGTAGTCCGACACGGTGATGTCGGGGATCGTGCGGATGATGACCTGCGCGCCGAAGCCCGCGATCTCGCCCTCGTAGTCGGTGCTGGCGATCTCGCCGAACACCGTGGTCTTGTAGAACTTCTCGACCAACTTGCCCGAGTAGATCTCGGGGTTGAAGTTGATCGTGCCGCTCGGACCGTAGTCCGGAACGCCTGACGCGCGGGGAACCATTGCTGGTTACTCCTTTCGAGGTGGGTTCATTCCCACCCGCGCCTACCGCAGATAGCCGGCAGCGCGGGCAGCGTTGATCCGCGCCTCGAACGCACCACGTTCCGTGTCACGACCCCTGTACCGGCCAAGGGCGCAATCGGTGAAGAACTTTTTGACCTCGGCAGGAGTGGGGAACCGCTGGCTCGGAGGGGGTGGATTCGATCCACCAGAGCCCTGCAGCGCACCACCTTGCGGCAGCACCGGCGGCTGGGCAGCGACGTCGGCCGGGTTGAGCGTGGCCTCGTACTGCTTCAGCAACTTGACGATCGGCTTGGCGCGCGCCTTCTCGACCGCGAGGTCGATGATGTCTTGCCGCACCACTCCGTCGTCCTCCTCGCCCAGAAACAGTTTCCAGCCATCGCTGTCGTTGATCTCGCGCCAGTTCGGTACTTCCTGCGCGATCTCGTCGTAGAAGCGTGTGGCCTTCTTCTGCTGCTCGGTCTGGCGGTCCTGCTCCTGCTGGTCGCGCAGCGGCTGCAACTGCTTGTCGATCTCGGCCCGAGCGATGTTCTGCGCCTGCCGGGTCGCCGCATTGGCGAGGGCTTGCGCTTCCGCCCGACCGATCCTCTCGATCTCCTCGGGCGTGAACATGCTGGAGAGTTCGACATCGCCTTGCGGCTTCTGCGACTCCAGTTCTTGCACCTTGCGCGTCAGGTCGCGGATGCGATCCTGTGCGCTGCGGCTTTCCTCTTGGCGCTTGGTCCGCAGGTCGTCCAGAAACCCCTGCGTCACCTCGTAGCGCTTCTTCCAGTACTGCCAATCCGTTTGGCGCGGATCGGCAGCCGGTGGGGGCGCTGCAGCGACGTGCGGGGCAGCCGGCGGGGCTGCGGATGCCTCGGATGCTGTTGCCAGCGGTTCGTTGGCTGCGGTACTGCGGGTCGTCTCTTGCTGGAGTTGTGCCGCTCGTTCAGCGGCGCGAACTACCTGACGCGGGAGACGTGCCTGTTGCGATTCGAGACTCGGTGTCGAGTTCATGCATCCACGATCGGCTGGAGCCGGGTTCGTTGCCGTGGATCGCCATGAATCGCCTCATGGTCGGCTTCCGCGCAGTCAGGTCGCTACGCCTCGGGTTTCGCGAATCGGACGTTGGCTACGTCACGACTCGGAATCGCGGCATGCGGTTTGAGAGTGCTACCTGCCGTGCCGAACTTTTCGATCAGGTCTGCCAGACAGATCGAATTGCCCTGCGCTCGGTGTAGCGCCGCACCTTCCAGCGTGCGGCTTCGTTTGTCACTCTCGGACAGAGCCCGCTTGAGGATCGAGATCAGAGCCTGTCCCTCGGGCAGCACGTTGACTGCCGAAAAGACGCGGAGATCCGAAGCGCTCAGTTGGATGTCCATGCGTAGCGGATCGTAAGTGCTTTGCCCGACGCAATCAACTGCTTGCGGTCGGCGTGGGCAATTCCCCTACATCTTGGGGTTGGCGCCCCGGCACCCACGGGTGGGGCGGCGGCGCGATGCCGTGCTCGCGCAACGCCGCTTCGAGGTCTTGAATGCGCCGGGCCTGCCACTGCTCCCATGAGCGCAGGGCTTGGATCTCGCGGGCCATTGCCGCGGCGCGGCGGATCGCGTGCTTGGCGACCGCCTCCTCGGTTTGCTTATTCTGTGGCACCGCCGCGTCTGACCTTGCTCGTCAGCCACGCGTAGGCGCGCAGCACCAGATCCCAGAGGCGGCCCAGTAGGCCGCGTTGCTCAGTCGGTTCCATCACTCCTCCCGTTCGCGGCTCTCGCCCACGAGGTTGCCCTTGTCGTCGTACTTGCGCGACTCCTTTGTTTTCTTGCCCGGCGGCTGCTTGGACGGATCGTTGGCGTTGTCCTCGCGATCCATCTGCTTCATGCGGATCTGCGCGGCGAGCTTCGCACCGGTCTGCCGCTCCTGCGAGTCGGCCGACAGTTGCGCCGCTTCGAGGCGCGCCTGTTCGGCACCTTGGGCAGCCTGCTGCTCGACGGCCAGTTGCTGCTGGGCCATCTGCTGCTGCTCCTCCATGCGCCGCTGGATCGCGTCCGAGTTGGGCACGACGTCGTCGGTCGGGATGTCGAGCGCCTTGAGCGCCTGACGCAGCAGTTCGGCGCGGCCCTCCA